TCTCTTCTACCAACCGCGCACAAGCCTCGCGTTCCATTAGGATGGCATTTTCAACAGCCGCAACCATTGCAACTTTGACTTGCTTTTTGCAATCTTCAAAACCTTTTTCATAAGGGGTCATTTCAAAGCCTCCAAAGCGATATCAGACACAGCGCGTTTGTCATGCAGCGCCGCCCAAATTTTTTCATCAACGGTATTGTTGGTGAGCAATACATAAACCCACACGTCATGCTGCTGCCCTGACCTATGAATACGCCCTACAGTTTGTTCGTAAAGCTCGAGGCTCCAAGGCAACGACAGAAAGACCATTCGACAACCGCCGTGTTGCAAGTTGAGTCCGTGTCCTGCTGACTTGGGGTGGACAAGTAGCAACTCCACTTTTCCCGCATTCCAGCGCTCAATGGCGTCTTTGTCGTCAAGGGTGACGGCGTGGGGGTACTGGCGCTTAAGTTCGGCAAGTTCCTCTTTATACGTGTAAGCGATAATGGTGTTCGCACGTTGGTTCTCCTCTAATAAATCATCTAACAAATCAAACTTGTGACGGCTAATCCAAACGGCTGTCTGTACGGTATCGAACTTACCTGGGCGCGCGCTTGCTGTGGTGGTAGTGTGATAAATAAACCCCGACGCCATCTGTTGCAGCTTGCCGGTTACAACCGCTGCGTTGATCGCCTCAATCTGCGTGTCGCCAAAACGCACCACAAATTCTTTTTTCATTACCTTGTACTCGGTCATGTCCATATCAACGCGCATCTCGATTGTGTGGCAGGGCGGCAACTTGTCAGCGTACTCACCAGGCTCAAGCAAATAGGTTGCGGGCTTGATACGCTCCATGACCGACTGCAACGCCTTGGGGCGCGGCGCCCACTCGCCATACTCGGCATTCATCAGCACAAAATACGTCTGCATGAACGCGCCTTTGCTGCGCCCGAGCAGCGATTGGTCAACAATCTTACATTGGCCGAACACGTCTTCTAAACCGTTTGATGTAAACGATCCGGTCAGGCCCCACCGCACAGTCATAGGCTCAATGACTTTCAGCAACGCCTTAAACCTTGCGCCCGAGGGATTCTTTAGTCGTGTCAGTTCGTCAAACACAATGCCGTCAAAATTTAAATACTCTTGAGCCAGCCATTGCAGATTGTCGTAATTGGTTATCACAACGCGCGCGTCAGAATTAAGAGCCAATAAGCGTTGCATAGGTGTACCCACGCACACGGCTAGGTCAAGGTCAGGCGCCCACTTGCGCGCCTCGGCGGGCCATACGCTTGTGGCAACTCGCTTAGGGGCTAAGACAAGCCAACGACGTACGGGTGAGGCTTGCATAGCGGTAAGTGTGATCGCCGTTTTACCGGCTCCTACGGGGGCCAGCACCATAGCGCGGTCGTGTGTGCCAAGAAAGGCTGCCGCCTCAGTCTGATAGGGTCTTAGTTCCATTGCGCTGCCATTGCGTTAGCAATGCCCTGATAAGTCTTGCTGCGAATCTTCCACCGGTCAGCGCTTGGTGGCAACTTGTTCTGACCACTCGCGGTCTGATTGCCCCTGCGTGTTTTGTTGTCGCCCTCTAGCTTGTCGGTTGGCACAAGCAAAGGTAAGTTTTTAAGCCACAGGCACGTCTTCTTACTGGCGTCATGGCCAAACCACCACGGCTGCACAATCTGATCGGGCTTGCAAATACGGCTGCTGATAATGCTAATCGGGTTTTCTAACGCGATACGTTCTATGGGCGCGGCCAGTAGACGCTGCACAAACGTCAACGCATCCTCAGTCAGTTGCGGGTCACGCAACCCTCGCGTTGTCCAATGCATACCTGACACCGACAGGTAAGTGCAAGGCGGGTGGGCGATCATCATATCCCATCCATCGTTGATAACGTCAAACACATCACCTTGGTAGTGCGGGCCTGGCGCGTCCGTTGGCAACAAGTCACACGACATGGCGTCATGCCCCGCCCGTATGAACGCGTCGCGTACGGTGCCACTATATTCACAAGCTACTAATAAACGCATCGACCTGCTCCTTAGTCCATAGACAACTGTAGTTTTGATTTAATTTAGCCATGTCGGCAGCAAAAATTTTTTGTAATTCTGACAATCGACCTCCCTTAGTTTTTAACTCTACAAACCACGTCGCCCCATTGGGCAAACACGCTATACGATCGGCAACGCCACGGTGGCTAGGTGACGTGAATTTGTACGTCTTGCCGCCTGCGCGTTCGACCGCCCATTTAAAATAATTTTCGATTTCTGATTCTTTCATGTAAAAAAGTATAGCACAAGCAAAAAATCGTGTACAATTAAATTTCTCTAAACTAAATTGGACTACACAAAATGAAAATTACTTCTACCGCTTGGTTAGTTAAAGACAGCCGGTTGTCACCTGAGCAATTACTTAACGCCACAGACAAAGAAATTATTAGCGACATTTGTTTTACCGATTACGATTTTTCAAAATACGGTTGCACTAAAATTGGCACCGCTACAATTGATCTTAATTTGATTGACCGCAACGAAATGATTGAAAACAAAGTTGTGGCGCTCCGCGCAGAATTGCAAGGCGTCAAAGCCGACGCGCAAGTTAAAGTGCAAAAACTTGAAGAACAATTACAAAGCCTGTTGGCTATTGAGGTGTCTAAATGAAACCATACCAAGATTTAGCATTCCCATTTTCGCCAAACCAATCTACTAGCGGTGGCGGCATGATGATGCCCGACCGAGGCATGACGTTGCGTGATTATTTTGCTGCAAAAGCAATGAACGCATATTTTAATAACACACACGGGTCTGTGATGTATGAGTCTATTGCAAAAAAGGCTTATCAAATGGCTGACGCAATGATGGAGGCACGGAAATGAATCACTCAACTATCGTTGGCGGCTCGACCGCCAAGCGCGTTATTGCTTGCCCAGCCTCAATCGAATTGGTCGCTAAGATGCCACCAAAGCCCAGCAGCAAGTATGCTGACGAAGGCACCTTACTACACGACGCGATTAGCCAAATCCTCGACTGCAAGGCAACGCCCGAGTCTGTGATTGGTATGGTCTACGAAGGCATTACCCTTACTCAGGAACTTTACGATGACAAGATTGCTGTGGCGCTTGCGGCGTTGGATGAAATTGACCCAACTAAAGAAATGGAATTTGCTGTGGAAAGCAGCGTCAACTTTGGTGATCTTTTGCCAGGCGTGTTTGGGAGTGCTGACCTACTTGGCCGGATCGGTAAGAAGGCAATTGTTCTCGATTGGAAGTTTGGCAATGGCGTGGCTGTTGAGGCAACTGAAAACGAGCAAGGTATGTTCTACGCTGCTGCTGCCATGCGTACGCCGGACACGAAATGGGTGTTTGAGGATGCTGAAGAAGTTGAAATCATCATTGTTCAACCGCCTATGGTAAAACGCTGGGTGACAACGCCTGAGCGCATTAAAGCGTTTGAGTTGGAATTGATCTCAGCCGTGAAAGGCCCACGCACTAAGCTAGAGAGCGGTGAGCATTGCCGTTGGTGCGCGGCCAAGCCAACGTGCCCCAAGGTGACAGGTGCTGTTGATCGGGCGCTCAAGACCGCGCTTGTGAACCTTGACGCTGATAAGGTGAGCGAGTATCTCGCGCAAGCCGAACAGCTTGAGTCATGGATCGACGCCGTGCGTGTACTGGCATACGATATGCTTGAGAACAACGTGCGTGTGCCAGGCTTTAAGTTGGTCGCCAAGCGTGGTACGCGCCAATGGGTGAATGATGACGCGCCAGTAAAATTATTAGGTGACAAAGCGTATGAGAGTAAGCTAATCTCCGTCGCTCAAGCCGAGAAGTTGATTGGCAAAAAGAACTTTCCGGCTGACGTAGCGGTAAGCGTCAGTTCGGGCAGTACGTTGGCGGCGGACTCTGATCCAAGGCCAGCGGTTATTAATCTAGGCGCGCAACTTGCAAACCTAAAACTAATCTAAAGGAAAGTAAAATGTTTAACTTAGCAAAACTCCCTGAAGTAAAAAGCCTGTCAACCGCCCTGCGTACTATCCAAGCAGACGTTGGCCCCACCGGCACCGTCATCATCAAGATGGACAAAACTGGCCATTGGGTTTTTGGTGCCGATCAAGATGAAGTCGAAGCTGACTCAACTTGGGCAGTCAATCCGTTCAGTTTTGTCCACGGCTACATTGCGTGGGGTGATGGTGACGTGCTTGGCGAAAAAATGGTGTCTGTGTCTGAGCCATTACCCGAAATGGATGACGCACCAGCAATGGCTAAACGTGGGTGGGAAGTCCAAGTCGGTATGTCACTCAAGTGCCTGACCGGCGAAGACAAAGGCATGGAAGCGCGGTACACCACTACATCAGCCGGTGGTAAGCGTGGCGTCCAAACCCTAGCCGTGGCAATTGCCGAACAGGTTGATAAAGACCAATCAAAGCCTGTGCCGGTCGTGTTGCTCAAAAAAGACCACTATCAGCACAAGTCTTATGGTCGCATCTTTACCCCGTTGTTTGACATTCAGTCTTGGGTGTCGATGGATGGTGAAGAGCCTGAAGTTGAGCCTGACACCTCGCCCGTAGCGTCTGCTATTGATGCTGCACCCGCCCGTCGTCGTAGGAGCGCAACATGATTGACTTGAACTTAACTATTGCAGAAGTTAATTCAATCATGGCTATGCTCGGGCGTCAACCTTACGAACAGGTTGAAGGCCTGATCGCTAAGATTCGCGCGCAAGCGTTGCCGCAGTTGCCATCAGCAGTAGCCGAGTAAGGTTAGGGGGCGGTTAGGCAAGCATTTGAGGATGTCGTAAGTGCGTGTTTTTCTTGCCTTCCAGCGCACAGATTGCAACGACCAAATCAACGCCCCCACCTCACACCTATGACAATCCTATATCTAGATTTTGAAACGCGCAGCCATTGCGACCTAAAGAAGCATGGTGTCTACAATTACGCGCAAGACATAACGACCGACGTCTTGTGTATGTCCTACGCCTTTGACGATGAAGACGTATACACGTGGCAACCCACGTATCCTTTCCCCAAGCGTGTACGCAATCATAAGGGCTTAATCTACGCCCACAACGCAGCCTTTGAGCGTTTGATCTTTTGGTACGTTTTACAAATCAATTTCAAGCTCGAGCAATTCTATTGCACCGCAACACAAGCGCGCGCCAATTGTGCGCCTGGTAGCCTTGAAGACGTGGGGCGGTTCGCCGGTGCCAGTATGAAGAAAGATCACCGTGGCGCGCAATTGATTCGTGCGCTGTGTGTACCGCCGTTTAAAGATGATGTTGCGCTTATGGTTGAACTTGTCCGATACTGTGAGCAAGACGTGCGCGCCATGCGCGCCGTCAGTCAAAGCCTACGCCCCTTATCTGATGAAGAACTCGAGGAT